ATAAGAGACAGCTGCGGTTGGAAGCGTACAAGTAGACGTAACGTTTCCGGTTACGGGGGTCCAAGCGGCTGCTGTTATCGGAACTGCGGTTGCAACAGGCGAGGCAAACTTTTCCGCAACAGGTCTTGTTGCGGCCACAGCAATCGGAAGCACGCAGGTAGACATAACGGTTCCGGTCACGGGAGTGCAGGCATCAACTGCGGTTGGCCGAGTTCTTATTTGGGAGGAAATAGATCCCGGACAAACGGCAAGCTGGAATCCAATAACTTACACGCAGACGCCGAATTGGACTAAGATAGCGGCATAGGAATAAAATTATGACATCATCATACACAACTAGTTTTGGTATCGAAAAGATAGGCTCCGGAGAACAGTCCGGAGCTTGGGGCGATACTACGAACCACAACCTAGATATTCTGGACCGCATTGCCTCCTATAAAGCAGTGGGGCTTTCTGGATCTACTCATACACTGACTGTTCGAGAAGCTTCTCCTGGTTCAGGCACCGAGAATCTTCAGGACGGCATGTACCGTGTTATAAAGTTTACAGGAGCCCTTGGGGCGAACAACACGGTTACGGTGGCTCCAAATACAACGTCCGCCTTCTTCATAATCATAAACGCCACTACAGATTCTGGATCTAGCGGACCCTATTCTGTAATTCTGACGCAGGGCTCCGGTGCAAATATAACCGTAGCCAACGGAAAGTCAGCGGTTGTCTATATGGATGGCGCGGGTTCCGGTGCTGCGGTTGTAAATGCGCTATCAGACTTGCAAATTGCTACGTTAACCGCGTCTGGGGACGTTACCGCAAGCGGTACGTTCAATGCTTTGGGGGATACCGCCGCAAGCGACAAAGCGGCAATGGGGTACACGGCTGCTGAAGGTCTGATCCTAACCGGCCAAGGTAGCACGAATGACGTTACCATCAAGAATGACGCGGACGCGGACGTTATCACGATTGCGACAGGTGGCACTAGCGTTGACATCGTAGGAGATGTAACAGCCTCTACCGTACAGGCTGATGGCGACACTTCCGCTGGCGATAACGCTGCGATGGGGTACACGGCTTCTGAAGGTCTAATTCTTACCGGGCAGGGTTCGACTAACGATGTCACGATTAAGAACGATGCTGACGCTGATGTAATCACGATTGCGACCGGAGCAACCAACGTTGATATCGTGGGTGACGTGACAGCCGCTACAGTGAACGCTGATGGCGACACCTCTGCCGGTGATAATGCAGCTATGGGCTACACCGCTGCGGAAGGCTTGATCCTAACGGGCCAAGGCTCGACCAACGATGTCACAATCAAGAACGATGCTGATGCGGATGTCATTGAGATTCCGACAGGCACCACGAATGTGACGGTCGCTGGGCAGTTCAACGGTGGCACGATCATTCTTGCGGAGACTGACACTGACACGTCAAACACAGGCAGTGTGACGATTGACTTCTCGGCTCATCAGAACTTTGTGCTTACCCTTACGGGTAACGTGACTTTGGCTAACCCAAGCACGGAATCAGTAGGCCAAGCTGGCGTGTTCGTGTTCATCCAAGATGGAACGGGTTCGAGAACTCTTAGCCTTGGAACGGATTACGAAAGCCCTGCTGGGGGCGGCATTACACTTAGCACCGCAGCAAGTGCGGTTGATGTAGTTCCCTACTTCGTCAAGGCGTCAGGCAGTATCCAGCTAGGCGCACCGCAGTTGGCGTTCAGCTAATGACAATGTTCGGCTCACAATGGCTGGCTAACGCTGGCGGTACGCCATTTTCGATCAGCAACACGGCGAACGGAACGCCATCGGTGGATACAGGCACCACGCACACCTTTTCGAGTTTAGCGTTTGGGGAGGCCGACGATACCCGAATTATTATTGTCGCAACCAGCCATACCACCAATGGTAACAATGGTCGATACAGCAGCGTCACCATCGGCGGGGTCACTGCCACTGAAATCGTTACGGCACTCACAAACTCGGGTGACGACGGGCTGTCTGGTATTTTTGCAGCTAAAGTTCCAAGCGGAACGAGCGGCGATGTTGTCATAACATTAACTGCGAGCTTAGGCAGCAATCGTGCTGTTTCTTGCGGTGTCTTTGCCATGTACGGCAAGGATAACGTTTCGGCATACGCCACCAATAATGATTCAGCGGCGTCGGGGCTTTTGTCTACACTAAGCCTCAACGTCCCTGCCGGTGGCGCTGTAATCGGAACGACCGGCCACATTGCGACGAGCAGTGTGACCTGCACATGGGTCGGGGCAACTCGGATCAACAATCAGGAGCCGGGCATTCGTCAAAAACTGAGCGAAGCTTTTTCCGCCGACCTATCAGCAGAAACGCCCCGAACTGTCACAGCTACTTGGTCTGGTTCTGCTGGCACCACTACCGGCGCAGCAGCCTCGTATGGGCCATAAGAAAGAAGCAAGTAGATCAAATGTGGAAATACTCAAACAGAACCATCCTTGAAAACAAATCTTGGACCGATGACAATGGGTTCACACACCTGAGAAACTGGCACATATGAAGTGCGGAAGACAAGGCGTCGCACCAGCGACAGCAAGATAGGATAAGATTATGTGGAAATACTCCGGCAGAATTATTAAGGAACACAAAGCGTGGACCGATGACAACGGTATCACGCACCCCCGAAACTGGCACATCTGGTCTCCTAGCGAGAAGGCTGCTGCTGGCCTAACTGAGGTCACACAGGAGACGCCACCGGACAGTCGCCTATACCATTGGGGCTACGAGGCTGACGGTGTGACGATTTCTAAAACGGCCATAAGCATGACTGATGTGGGTCTGGTAGATGGCGACGGGAATGCGGTAAACGATGACGATGGCAACCAGATCATGCAGCCGGGGGTCCGCTCTCAGCTAAAGGCTGAAGTAAATTCTCAACAGGGTTCGTTGCTTGCACAGACCGATTGGGCTGTCGTTCGGAAAGCAGACAAGGGAACGGCAATCCCCTCAAACATCCGGACTTGGCGCGATGCAATCCGCACCAAAGCAACTGCAATGGAAAGCGCAATTGATGGTGCGGCAAACACTGACGCTGTAGCCGCGCTGTTTCTTACCTTTGACTCAGAAGGAAATAAGTCCGGTATCCTTTATGATTGGCCTGTGTTGGGAAGCTAGTAAATGCCTCTGTCTAAAATACAGTTTAGACCTGGAGTAAACCGCGAGACTACGTCCTACGGTGACGAGAACGGCTGGTTTAATTCTGACTTGATACGGTTTCGTAAGGGTCGTCCTGAGAAGATGGGCGGCTGGGAGCGTCTGAGCAGCAACACCATAGACGGCACGGGTCGTTCTTTGCACGTCTGGGCGGCGCTCGACGGATCCAAATTCATGGGCCTTGGCACGGAAACCAAGTTCTATATTGAAGAAGGCGGTGGTTACAACGACATCACCCCGATACGGTCTACGGCTACGCTTGGGTCCAACCCGTTGAAAACGGGTGCCGCAAGTTCTGCTGTAGTTACTGTAACCGCAGCAGCACATGGAGCAGTGACAGGTGACTTCGTTACTTTTAGCGGTGCGACTACTACGGATGGTATAACTGCCGCGCAGTTAAACACGGAACATCAAGTCACCGTTGTTGATTCTAACAGCTACCAGATTACTACGGCTGGAACAGCCTCTTCCGGAAGCACTGCGGGAGGCGGATCTGCTGTTATCGCTAACTACCAGATCAACACAGGTCTTAACACGGTTGTTAGTGGAACAGGTTTCGGCGCGGGTCTCTGGAGCGGTTTGTCTACGGGTTACGCCCAGACCACTCTTAATGACAGCGGTGGTATAGACGCTAGTGTTACTTCCTTTACGCTTACAAGCGCGGCTTCTTTTGAAACTGCTGCAACCACTACCGGCGCAAACCTGACAGTCATAAGTTCTTCAATACCTGTTGCGGATTCCAGCGGATTTCCAAGCAAGGGTACGATACTAATTGGTAGCGAGAAGATACGATACGGAACCAATGTAGGTAACGTATTTGGAGATCTTACCCGCGCCGACGACGGCACCACTGCGGCAACGTCATCCAGCGGAGATTCAGTGACTTTCGTTGGGCTGATGCTGATCGACAGCGAGTTGATCCAATACACAGGAAAATCTACCCATACAATCAATGCAGGTGTTGTTCGCGGTGTTCGAGGCACTACGGCAGCGGCCCACGATGACGGCGTAGATGTCAAGGAAGCGAACGACTTTGTAGGATGGGGCGAGTCTTCCAGTACCGCTGCTGTTACCGGATCTAACATTCGTCTGTATAGCCAAGACAATTGGGGAGAAGACCTTCTCCTGAACGTCTATGATGGAACTCCGTATTACTGGGACAAAACACTGGGCCTTGGTTCACGGGCCACGGACCTTGCTTCTCAATCAGGTGCTTCAGGTGCGCCGACGATAACGCGCCGGATCATGGTTTCCGGTGCGGACAGGCATGTTGTCTGTTTCGGCTGCAACCCCTTGGACGAGACCGGCCAAGACTTGTTGATGGTTCGCTGGTCCGACCAAGAGAATCCTGTTGATTGGACGCCTACTGCAACGAATACGGCAGGTTCTCAACGGATATCTTCGGGTTCCGAAATTATATCGGCGCAGAAGACTCGGCAGGAAATGCTGATTTGGACGGATACGTCGCTTCACGCCATGAGGTTTACGGGGCCTCCGTTTACGTTTGGCTTTAGTATGCTGGCAAACAACGTGTCTATTATTGGCCCCAACGCTGTAACCACGGTGGGCGACAAAGTCTTTTGGATGGACCGGGAGAACTTCTACGTTTACACGGGCCGCGTTCAGACTATTCCCTGCACTCTTCTGCGCTATGTGTTTGACGACATTAACCTGGAGCAGAATTTTAAGTGCTTTGCGGCCTCCAACAAGATGTTTGACGAGGTCTTCTGGTTCTATCCAAGCGCCGATTCAACGGAGATAGACAGATACGTCAAGTTTAACTTTACGGAGAACACCTGGGATTTGGGAACGTTGTCGAGAACTGCTTGGGTCGATTACGGCATCCACAACAACCCAAGAGCCTCTGGTATCGCCAGCGGCACAAACTTTGTCTACGTCCACGAGACCGGCGACGATAACGATGGATCACCCATGACTTCGTTTATTGAGTCGGCAGATTTTGACATCGGCGACGGCGAACAATTTATGTTTGTAAGCCGCTTGGTTCCGGACATCGACATCACCAGCAGCGATGCGGATGCTTCGGTAAACTATATATTAAAGACACGGAACTACCCCGGAGACAGTCTGTCTACCAATTCTACCAATGCGGTAACGGCGACGACGCAACAGGCTTTTCTTAGGAGTCGGTCGCGGCAGGTCGCACTCAGGGTAGAGAGTTCTACAACGGATATAACGTGGACGCTGGGCGATCTTCGCCTTGATGTACGTCCAGACGGGAGGCGGTAATGTCCAGCTTGCTTGACCATAGTATGCCCATGGCTCCTGACGAGTACGATGCGGATACGTTTGTCCGCATTTTGCGTGATCTTGAGATGGCTCTTACGAAGATAGACTTCCCCGCCGTGGTTAGCGGAGAAGACGACACCAACGGTTTGAACTGGTTTATGGACTGATGGCCTCTGCGTACAAAAATATAGTGACGACCGTCGGGTCTACCGGGGATGTGGTTGTTTACACCTGCCCGGCAGCTACGCAAGCCCTTGTAAAGAACATCAACCTGTACAATAGCCATACGGGTTCTATTGTGGTATTTTGCAAGGTGACCGATAGCTCCGCTTCGGCAACGGTGATTTTGCAGAAGATAACATTAGCCACCTTGGGCTCTACTTCCGCTACCGCAGACGTGTCATTTACAGGACCTTTTGTCCTTGAGACCGGAGACACGCTCATATTCAACTGTGCCACAGCAGCGAAGATTCAAGTCTTCGCCAATGTTTTGGAGCTTTCATAATGCAACAGCAGTCTTACATTCCCTCAAGCAACGGACTCCAGTCCTTTGCAGAGGCGTCCCCTGATTACGAACTTGCTCCCATAGGGATTGCTTCGATGCACGAGCAAGCCCAGAAGCTCGCGGAGTATGGACGCAACGGGGACATTTACGTTGTTCACGCCGCAGAGGGCGAAACGGTCATACCGTTAGAGGTTCTGAACAAAAACCCCAAGATCAAGGAGCTTCTCTTCAAACAGATGGAAGAGATGGGTCTGGATCCGCAGGAATTTGTGGTTGGCAATGAGCTTAACAGCATAAACCCCGACACAGGTCTCCCGGAGTTTTTCTTCAAGAGTGTGTTTAGGGCGGTCAAGAAAGCCGTCAAAAGCGTTGTGAAGGTCGTTAAAAAGGCTGCGCCAATTGTCCTGCCAATCGCAGCAGCAGCATTTGGTGTGCCTTTCTTGGGACCGGCGTTTGGCGCGGGGACTTTCGGAGCTAGCTTTTTAGGCAGTGGCATAGGAACTCTGGTGGGCGGCGGCAGCGTTAAGGATGCGTTAAAATCCGGTCTAATATCCGGTGGCCTAGCGGGTCTCACGTCAGGTTTCACGGGTTCGGGAAGCTTTGGAGAAAACCTTACTAGCACCTTTACTGGTGCCACTCCCGTGTTCGACGCGGCGGGCACTCAAATAGGGACGCAGTATGCGGCCTCGCCGTTTGCAGATGCTCTTGGTAGCAGCGCAGCGAGACAGGCCAGCGCCGCAGCTTCTAAAGCACAGTTCAGCAATCTTTTCAGTGGTGATCCGTTGAGCGCGTTTACGGGTGAGGGTACGTTGTTTGGTGACACTCCGACCAGCGTCACGGACCCAGTAACCGGCGCTGTTAAACCGGGTTTTGTACCGACAGCGCCGACAGCGCCGACAGCGCCTCAATTAAATTACGGGGATGCTATGCTTGGTGGGGTGGACTTAAATGCTGCGGATTTCGGTCCACAGGTAACATCAAGTCCCTCGGCGGGAGAGTTTTTATCTAAAAACTTTGGAACAGCGCAGGGTCCAATGCCGTCGGGATCATACCAAACGGTACAGGCTACCGCTCCCGGACAACTGCCAGTTGGGCCTCCTCTTTCTTCTAACGTTCCTCCTGCCGCAAGTATTGGTCCTACACCACAGAACCTTGCTGTAATGCAGCGAACAGGAGTAAATCCGCTTACTGGCGCTAACGTAAACCCCCTAGGATTTACTTCGGGACAGACGGCGGTCACCGCCGGTCAACAAACTGCTATAGATAGCGCAGCCAAAGCGACCATGGATGCAGCATCTAAAGACGCAAGTTATTTCACACTTGGATTAGACAACAAACTTTTAGGCGGACCATCCATAACAACGGCTGACATTACCAATGCCTTCCCAACCCTTGCATCAGCGCCGAGCGCAGTAGTCAAAGCTGCCGCATCAAACGTAAACCCAGGCTTACTTGAAAAAGCGGTTGGACCATTAACTCTTGCCGGGGGAGCCGCGTACCTTGGCGGCAGTTTTGACCCCGGAGAAGTTGAACAGCCGACGGCAGGTGATCTCGAAGGTTCTGTGCCTAGCGAAACAGGATACGACCTCTTCCAGAAAGACCCCCAGAAGTATCTGGTTCAGAACATAAACCCCCATCGCTACGACGTTGGAAACCCTGTCGTTCCGACCCAGTTCACGGCAAGATCAGCCGACGGTGGTTATATGCAAAGATCTGATTTCCCCCGCCGAGAAATGCTGGTGCAAGGCCCCGGAACGGAGCGTTCGGACGACATCCCCGCCATGCTTTCCGACGGTGAGTTCGTAATGAATGCCAAGGCAGTGCGCGGGGCTGATCCCTCGGGCAATGGCAACCGACAGGCGGGTGCAGCAAATCTCTACAACATGATGCGTAACTTTGAGATGAGATCGTAGTCATGGCCGCTAAAACAATCACAGAACAAATTGTCCGCGAAGCGCCGGAGATTGAGGCCCTAAAACTGGGCCTGATAAACTCGGCTAAAGACCTCTCAGACATTCAGATACAACTCCCCGAGCAGAAGATTTCCGGTCTCACGGGTCTTCAGCAACGTGCTTTTGATGCGGCAGGGGCTTCTGGAGGTATCGGAAGTTACCAGCCCTTCCTGGCTTCCGGTTCACAAACACTCGGTACGGGCCTTGGAACGTTAGGCACGGCCCTTGGAACATTAGGACAGTCCCAAACGCCCATTACCGCAGCGCAGCAAGCCATAGCAGGATCCGGCCAGCTTTTCGCTCCGACAGACCTTTCTGCCTACACCAACCCGTACCAGCAGCAGGTCGTTGACACCACCCTTGCCGAGATGAACCGGCAAGCCCAAATTTCGCGCAACAACCTTGCAGCACAGGGCGTCGGCGCGGGTGCTTTTGGGGGGAGCCGTTTTGGCATTGCAGGGGCTGAACTAGACCGCAATCTTGCAGATTCTCAAGCTCGCGCTCTTGCTCAATTAAATGCCCAGAACTACTCCCAGGCCCTCGGCGCGTCTCAAACGGCTTTTGAAAACCAGCAGCGCAGACAGCAGGCGCAGTCCCAGCTATATGGCGGGATTGCAGGGCTGTATGGAAGTCTAGGCGGACAACAGGCCGGTATCGCTGGACAACAGGCTGGCATTGGCGGTCAACAGCTTGGCCTTGGTCAGTTGGCACAACAAACTGGAATTCAAGATATTGCAACCTTGCAGTCTCTTGGTCAGGCGCAACAGCGCCAGCAGCAGTCCGAACTCGACGCCGCCCGCGCAAATCAGCAGAAACAATTGTACGAGCCTTACAGTCGCGTTGCGTTCCTCTCGGATATCTACAAAGGGGCACCGTCAACGCAAACAATCCTCGGTTCTCAGGTTACCCCAACTGACCCGACACCCTCCGCCTTCCAGCAAATTGCTGGTGTGGGAACGGGACTTCTAGGAACCGCCGCCGCCGCCAAGCAAATCGGCGGTCT